AAGAATGTAGACAGTAGTCAGCCTACTAATCTATTCACACACTTTGTTAAGCGAGACGAGAAGAACAAGTATGTTATCAATGTATCGTTAGGTGGTAGCGTCAGTGCTTACAATTTATCACTAGGTACTTCTATTCCTGTTGTTACTACTTCTATTGCTCAGACTTACCTAAACAGTATAACAGAGCCGATTAAAGAAGTAAGAGCTTTGACGGTAGCTGACTATACCTTTCTTGTTAATAAGAGTAAGACGGTAGCTATTAATACAGATGCTGATCTAAAAAGTAAAGACGTTAGGAATAGCGACGGTAAGTACCAAGCGTTAGTTTTTGTTAAGCTTGGTGATTACGAGAAAACTTACGATATATATTTAGACGGGAAAGTAATCGACGCTGCTTCTCCGCACAACGACGGCCACACGTATACATCGCTAGGCTCAGGCACTGGTTTACACGCTGACACTGAATACATAGCAGAAGCTTTACAGACAGTTTTAAGCACTTACCTAGCATCTGACACAAGAGTCAGTACGACTACATTGACTGGCGGTTCAGGATGGGATGACACTTCTAAACACACAACTAAAAAAGGTCATATATACAACACCTACGAATACCTTGTAGACCAGTACGACAAAGATTACACAGACCCTACGGCCGTGCAAATAGGTTTTGGAGCCAAGGGTACAGTTGTTTTTTCAGGAGGCAGTGTTCAATCTAGTACTTTAACACACAAAGGAACAGGGTACGACGGAACATTACCAAACTTAAACGACACTTTTAAGCTGACGATAAAAAAGCGTTATGAAAACGTCTGGTATTATCCTTGGATATTTACTTCAAATGTTGAAGAAATCACAGAAGCTAACGCTGCTTCTTATGGCGTAACCATGCCTAACTTTACTGCATCTCCTTTGTTAGGTACAGAGTACGAAGTGGAGCGTGAAGGTGCTATAATAAAGATTACTAACAATAAAGACTTTAGTATTCGGACAGAAGACGGTTTAGCTAATCAAGGTTTAGGTGTAGCTTATAAAGAAGTAGATAGTATTACGGACTTACCTAAGCGTTGCTTTCACGAGTTTCGTATAAAAGTTCGTGGTGATGCTGATATAGCACAAGACGATTACTATGTACGCTTTGCAACAAAAGATAAAGAGGATTATGGTGAAGGCAGTTGGGTAGAGACTGTAGGTTGGGAGGACGACGGAAGAGCTGCAGCACCTCTTGTCGGTATAGATACCACAATAGACCCTGAATCGATGCCTGTTACTATTGTTCCTAAGCTCAACGGGGATGGTAGTGTTAATAAATTTATAGTACAGGCTCCCAACGAATTAGTAGGGACAGTAGAACGAAACGGTACGATATATAACTTAGTAGAAGAACACGTTTCAACTGCTGATACTGCTCCTGGTTCTACTGTGGATACAGATGGTAATGGAGTTTACGATTGGGAAGAGTATTGGGTAGCTACTACTGACTTTACTACAGCACCTGATTGGGAAGTAAATAAAAGATATGTTAACGGTTCTTTAGGTTACACTTCTAGACAAGCAGGTGATGACGGTACTAATCCTTTCCCTTCTTTTGTTGGACAGACGATCAATGACATCTTCTTCTTTAAGAACCGTCTAGGATTCCTGACTAACAACGCTGTTATCTTTAGTGAAGCAGATGCTTACTTTAACTTCTTCCGTACTACTACTCAACAGTTGTTAGACAGTGCACCTATAGATGTAGGACTCAGTCACACAAAAGTAGCAGTACTACAACACGCTATACCGTTCCAAGAGAAGCTGATGTTATTCAGTAAGCAGTCACAGTTTGTGTTGAGAGGTGCAGATATACTAAGTCCTAAGACGGTAGCTATATCTCCTGTTACTGAGTACGATATATCAGACAGTATCAATCCATTAGCAGTAGGTAACTATATATACTTTACCTTTCAACGGAATGATTACGAAGGTGTGTATGAATACTTTGTCGATAACAACACTGAGACATTCAACGCTGAAGAGATTACTCAACAGATACCTAAGTACATCAGTAAGAAAGCTACTCGTATCGTAGGTAGTCCTACTGAGAATACACTTGTTATAACTACTGATGATGATCTGAAGACTCTGTTTGTATATAAGTACTTCTGGAGTAACAAGGAGAAGATACAAAGTGCTTGGATGAAGTTTACTTTTGAGCGTGACATCGTAGGGTGTGACTTTATAGACAGTAAGTTGTTTATGCTTACATCTGATACAGAAGGACTACACCTTGAATCGTTAACCTTAGAGGACGGATTAAAGGACACTGGTTTAGATTATAGTTTATATCTTGATAGCAGAGTGGACGGAGAAGATGTTACCGTATCGTTATATAATCCTACTACTAAGAAGACTACCATTAGCGGTATACCTTACGACACGACAGGATTACAACTATATACAAAGATAGGAACAGAGAGAGCGGTGAGTATAGCTAGTTCTAGTTCTATCAGTGTTACAGGTACTTTAGCTAGTTATGCTGATGATGGAAGCGGTGATTATGTATCTTATGACGGTAAACTCTACTACTGTGTAACAGCTCATACTTCAGGCTCTGACTTTGTTGCGAGTAACTGGAGAGAAGTAACAGAGGTTCCTGACGGTACTCCTGATTGGGCAGCTGCTACTGCTTACAGTAAAGGTGTTATCTATAAATGTGTAGAGACTCATACTGCTTCTGATTCTGATAGTCCTGCTACAAGTGATAAATGGACTGTTAACTCTGATGTTAACTTTGCTACTATATGGTCTAGTGGTAACTTCTATAACAACGACAAGTACTTCTTTATAGGTAAGCCGTACAATATGTTGTACAGGTTCTCCAATCAATCACTCAAGCAACCTACTGAAAGAGGAGGACGATCTGCTTCTGATTACACCTTCCAAACAATACGGAACGGTAGCTTGAACTATGCAGACACAGGACACTTTACAGTAGAAGTAACTCCTTTATACAGAGACACTTACAAGTATGTGTTTAATCCTGACATAGTAGGAGCTAACCTATCGTTGAATGAGTTTAAACCACAAGACGGACACTTTAGATTTGCAGTACAAGCACAACCAAACGAAGTAACAATTGAAGTAAAGAGCGATTCAGCCTTGCCAGTTAAGCTATTAGCTGCAGAATTTGAATCGATGTTTATACCGAGGAGTAGAAGATATGGGTCTTAGAATAGAACCAGCACAGCGTGACATAGATGCTTTTGCGTTGTACGACAACATGAGGGAAGAGGATATGATGGAGTGTATCGGATTGATGCACCACCCTAAAGATGCTGTGTATATGTCATTTGAAACAAGTGAGAAGGTGTATTCTTTAAGAGACGAAAACGGTTTATACTGTAGCTTCGGTGTTACAAATGCAGGTAATGTAGGCGTTGCTTGGTTGTTGGGTACTCGTAGATTAGTAGAAGTTAAGAAGTATTTCGTAGTTAACTCGAAGAAGTGGATGGATGACTTGATGATCGGATACGATTGCTTAACAAATGTAGTGATGAAGACTAACGAGTTGAGTGTCAAGTGGTTGAAGTGGTTAGGTGCTGAGTTTAGCGATTGCCAGTTCGACGGGTATATGTCATTTATATTAGAGAGAAAGTAATAGATATGTGTTTTCCAGTATTAGGTGCAGCTTTATTAGGTCATGTCGGAGCAGGTTCAGTAGCCGCTGCTACCGCTGCCACAGGTATATCCGCTACAGGTATGGGTATAATGGCGGGAACAACTGCGTTAGGTTTAGCTGCTCCTGTTGTAGGTGCTGCGGGGCAAAGGCAACAAGCTAAAACACAGATGGCACTTCAGGAACAACAAAGAGGTTTTGCTCAACAAAAACAAGGAATGCAAAGAACATCTGCTTTGTTAGAACAACAGCAAAAAGAGTTAGCACTAGCACAGAGGGAAGGTCAACTTTCTAAAATGTACGCAGCAGCAGAAGGTACTGAAAGAGCTAAAGGAGCTGTGGCTCAAAGCAGTGCTATAACTAACGAATTAAAAAGACAGTTAGGAAGTGAGTTAAGTAGGATCGAAGAGCAAAGAGGATTGTACGGAGTTCAGTACGGTCTAGGTATGCAGGAGTTATCATTAGCAGGTCAACAGGAGATGTTAAGTTTAAGCCAGCCTATCGAAACTGAAAGCCCGTTAGTAACTACATTTAAGGCTTTAAGCGGTGGGTTGTCAGGGGCGGGAAGTGGTTTAGCTATTGGGGGAGGAATGAAACAGCAACCAAACGTGACACAAACTGCCACTGGAAGTACATACAGAGGTGGGTCAGGTGGTACGATGCTTCGCGGGGGTTATAAACTATTTTAACATATCATGGCCGAACCTATACAACCTGTTAATTTACCTAGCTTTCAGTTTGGATTGGCTAATGTCAGGGCAGGTCGTAGTGGTTTGTCTGATCTAGCAGATGCTCTATCGCAGATTAACCCAGCGTTATCACAGTTCGGTAGAATAGCTGCTACACGCAATCAATTAATACAAGAACAAAGACAGCAGGAGTTACTGAAACTAAAGAGAGCTGAGGAGCAGGAGCAGCAGCTTAGGGAAGGTGAGATAGCACGTGGACGAAAAGCCTTTTTAGCAGACCCTAGCGGTATCAGTGAGGAGTTAAAAACAGCCACAAGGAAAGGCATTAAAGCTGGGTTAGTACCTGAGAACATAAATGCTCCTTTTATCATTGGCGGCTTACAAGCACAAAGCGAATCGTTGGTTCGTAAAGACTACAGAGACCAGCTACGCAGTGTAGTAGAAACAACAGACAATCCTGAAGATACGATAGCACAGACTAAATCGGAGTTTTTAAAACGTCCTGAGTTCTCTGATCCGTCTGTTAGGGACTATGCAGAAAAAGCATTTACGAAAGTAGATGAAGAATTTAGAGGAGATGTAAACAATAGACTAGACGCTGTAAGATCGGAGACTACTAAAAGAGCTTGGGTTGAATTAGGTCGCCCTGTTGTTGAACAAGTTTTATCAGGAGAACTAGATGTAAATGATATATCTATGTTGAGTTGGTTAAATCATTCAGCAGGTGTGTTTGAAGGTTCACATCAATATGCGTGGAATAACTTAATGAAAGAAGGATTAAAAGAAGGGTTAACAAGCGGTGCTGTAAGTCCTACTAAAGCTATTAATTTCCTTGATAAGCTAAGGGAATTAGATTTAGGTGATGGTATTAAATTTGCAGACGCTGAGGTAGGTAGTTCCATTAGTAATTTTATTATCGATGTAGAGAATCAAAAAGCTGTCTTGGAGAAAAGAGCCTTAGATAAAGATGAGTTAGATTTTAAATTAATAACAAGCGATGTTATAAACGATTTAACAGCTGCTGTTGGTGAGTCCATAGCTGTGCCGTCTGAAGACGCTAGGCGAATAAGTAAAGAATACCTAGCTAGTGTGCCTAAACACCTACAAGAAAGAGCTTTATCTTCTTTTAGTAATATTCTTGCTGATATAAACAAACCAGGAAACGACGCTACTAAATTAGTTGTAGGTAAGTTAGATGTTTTAATAGATGAAGGTTTAGAATTAGAAGGAGCTGTCCAAGAAGTGGAAGGTGCTTTTCGTTTAGGTGTAAATAACGGAGGTATAACAGCACAAGAAAGGAATAGGCTTCTTAAAAAGATAGAAGACTCTAGGGACTTTGATCGGTTAATTTATAAGGATGACTTTTATAAAAACATAATAACTGTTGATGAGGAATTGATAACAGGATTTGTTAAAGAACGAGCAGCTTTTACTCCTGCTACATACGAGGTTGGTTACTTTACTGAATTAGGTGTACCTGACGATGTGCCTGTAGATGCTAGAAGCAAAGACCCTCGTAGTGTATATACGTCTATATTAAATAAAAAAGGACCATCAGCAGCTAAGGCTTTTGTTAACAGAAGGTACAACGCTTACGAGCAACAATTTAGATTAGCTTTTAAGGATAGATTTGACAGCTACGAAAGAAGTGTTTCTATGACTCCTGAACAAGCTAAGGAAAGAATAAGGGAAGAAGCACAAGATATACGAGATAAAGTTTTTAAACAATGGGAACGAGAGTCTATCATACTTGCTAATCAAAATTATGGTTTAAGTATACCTACCTCTAAATTCATCTCTCCAGGCGTGTACGAATAATTATTATGGCTAAAGAAACAACAGGTATTGATGCTGATAAAGTTTTAACGGAAGAAGATCGTAAAAGACTTACGGAGCAAGTTACTGGGCCTATTTTTAAAGAAGCAGAAGAACGTATGGTCGAAGGTGTTCGCACTCGCAAGCCTGTTAAACCTCTCACCAGACAAGAGCAGATAGAAGCTACGCCTGAAGGACAAGCACCACAAAGACTACGTCCTGGAAAACCAACTTCTGATAAGGTAGAATTACCAACTACTTTACCCGATCACGGTATTCGTTCTTTATATTCAGAAGGAGAGTTAATACTGGAAAGAGCTACCTCAATAACAGGTTTACCTCCTGAAAGTCCTGCCAATCACATAGTAGCTCAACAACTTTCTAAAGGTGATCCTTTCAGTGCACAAGCAATGGCAGACGCTAAAGAGGAAACAATGAAACTTGTTAGGGCGGGTATTATACCTAACCCTGACTACGAAGGTTTTGGTGGTTTTGTTAGTCAGTCTGTTGATGTACTTGGGCCTATGGCAGTTGAAATTGGTGGTCCTATGTTTACAGGTATTGTTTCGGCTCCTTTATTGTTAGCACCTGAACCGTTAACAAAAGCATTGTGGGTAGGACTTCAAGGAACATCTAGTGCTTTCTTTAATATTATAGCACAACAGATGCGTATAGGGTCAGGGATGCAGGAAGATACATCCTATATGGAAGCTTTGGCAGCTGGTGGTTTTGGTTTGCTTTTGCCAGGATTGAAGACAGGTAAAGATTTAGGCACTGCTGCTACTGTTGCTGTTAGAGCTGCTCAAGGGGCTGGGATGGGTGTTGGGGAAGATTTAACACGACAAGGCTTGCAAGTACTGTTTGAGGAAAAAGAGGGCATTGAATTAGAGCACACTTTAATAGCAGGTGGAGCAGGTGCAGGACTCGGTGCAGGGTTGGGACGTTTAGAGAAATCATTAGTTTCATACTCACCTAAGAAAGACCCCTCTGCTCCTATACTGCGGAAAGCCCTACAAGATGAGCTGAAGCAAGTTAAGAAAGATTTACAAAGAACGGAGAAGCGTGGGGCGGTTAACAAAGCAGCTAGAGATAAGGTCAAACAGATCGAAGATAAGATTAACGCTTTGAAACCTGATGAGGAAAGAGTGTTACAACAAGCTATTGATAGTCTTGATGAAGCTGAACAGAAACAAGCACAGGAAGTAGCAGCAGCAGCTGAAGAGTTTCAACAAAGTGAAGCAGCTAAGATATTTAAAGAAGCTGATGAACCTACTGTAGCTGTTAAAGAACAAGAAGCACCTAAAACTGTAGTAGAAGAAGATATACCTTTAGGTTTAAAGCGTTCTCCTTTTATTGCTCCTGATTTAACTAACATAGGTGATGATGCTTTCGATGCTGTTGAAGTAAAAGCTAGAAAAGAACTAGAAAAACTTGAAGAAGAGTTTGATGGTTTTCCTATGAAAGGTACAGAAGTAGATGCTCCTATAGAATTTAAAAGGAAACTAGCTGCTGCTCAAGATGCTTATTCTGCTGTTGAATTAGAAAAGTTTAGAAGACAAATAAATGGAGAAGAAGCTTGGTTTATCGCTTCTGAGTTTAGGACATTAGCAGGGGGAACACAAAATGCTGAGACTGTTTTTAAATTAGCTTTGTTAGGAGAGACGGTTAAGAAGAGAGGCATACAAGATGAAGTGCTGACTGAATTAAAAGCTAAGATAGGTAAAGACGAGAATGCTAAAGAAGTCTTTGAAGGGCAGCTGAAGAAAGCCCAAGAGGCTATGGATGCTTTTAAAAAGCCAGCATCTAAACCAGCTATTGAAGCTAAAACTCCCGAAGCACCTACCACTACTCAAAAACCACAAGAAGAAGTTAGTGCTGACGCTAGAGAAATAGTAGAAGACTTTTTAACAGGAGGTGGTACTCGTGATATTGATCCTGAAACAGGTAAACCTAAAGATACTAAGGATGAAATAAAAGCTAGGTTACTTACGGATGATGCGGAAAAACAACTATTAATAAACTCCGTACAAGATGCTATAAAGAGAGACTTGGAAAAAGTAAAGGGTGGTCGTGTAGGTAAGGTACAATACTTAGTAAAAGTACAACAGGAGTTAGACAGACGCTTAGGTAAGGAAGCAGGTAATGAACTAGCTCTTGTTATGCGGGCTTCTCAAGTAACAGACAACGCTGAAGTTGCTGACGCTATTGACCAACTAGGAATACACATGGCAGCTAATGGTGCTATCATGGTGAAAGGATTTGATGATGTTCTAAAGTTTTTAGACGGTTCTGATTTAAATAACCCAGAAGTCATTAACGACGCTATGGTTAGTATTCATAAGTTGATACCAGCTATGATGGGTTGGAAGAAATCGGGATCAGCATCTGGTCGTCTGTTGCAATCGAGGAAGTACACTAAAGACATTCTTGAAATAAAGCAGGAGCATTTAAAGGAAAAGCTAGAAGGTAATTTAGTTAGTGATTTAAAAGCAGCTAAAGATTTAACTACCGAAGAACTAGATCAACAGATTAAAACATTTGGCGAGATAGAGGTAGTTAGGAAGTTATTACAAACTGTACAACAAGCTGACGATATAAGCGAAGTACGAGATATATTGGTAAAACAACAAGAAGCTTTTCAAAGCAAGTCTGCTCAAACTGTAGCTAAAACTGTAGCTGAGAATGTAGTATCACGTTACACTAAAGTAAGAGATGTTATGTCTGACTTAGCTTATGCTAGTATGTTGAGTAGTCCAGTTACACACGCTAAAGTGGGTATATCGAATAGGTTGATGTCAGGCTACCATCGTTTAGCAGGTTTTGTTGGTGCTAAATATATGGCTACTGTGCCTTGGGCGAAGAACGGATTAACACGTGAGCAGTTTGAAGAGGCAGGGGACTTTTGGTTGAAAGCTTCATCATCATACGGTAATTTTTCTGAGATAGCCAATAAAGAAGCGTTACGTGTTTTAAAAACAGGAGACTCCGACTTACAGTCGCACTTTGAAAGAATAGGAGAATCTGCGTTTTCTATGGAGCGTACAGGAATTACAGGAGCTTTAGGCCAATCTATAGAAAATGTAGGTCGATTTGTTGACATACCTGGTAAATCTATGGCTGCTATAGATGTGAGAACTAGATTGAATATAGCACACTCGATGACGTTGGCTAAAGCTGAGATGGATTACATAGCAGCAAAGAAAGCAGGTCAACCTGTTGGTGAGTTTCAAGACTTCTACAACAACTTTGTTTCTAAAGTATTTAATGAATCAAAAACTAAATTACTAAACGAAGACCAAGTAAGACGTAAAGCTATTTTAATGGCAGAGAAAGAAGGGGTTAAGCCTGAAGATTTAGCGTCTTATATTGATAACTTTGTTAAAGATAATTGGAATAAAGATACAAGTGCTTTCGTTGATTACGTTAATAGAAACTTAAAGGAGGTTACTTTTACCGAGGAGATTGGTGAGTTTGCTGAAGCTGGTTGGGAACAAAGAGCAAAGGAAGGAGCACCGATATTAGGCGATCCTAATGTACTAGAAAGAGGTAGCAGACACATCGAGGCGTTCTTAAACACATACCCACTACTAAAGACGGTATTGAATCCGTTTATGCGTACGGGTCGTAATATAACAAGAGGAGCTATGGCTTCTACTAACTCTCTTGTATCTCTTGCTGACCTTGCTACTAAAACTAAAATACCAGGGACAAAAGTTGCTCATGAAACTGCTAAAAAACTGTGGTCTAAGACGGCAAGGGATTTAGAGAGCAATGACCCCGTAGTAGTAGCACGTGCGAAAGGTCAACAGATTGTAGGAGCAGGTGTAATATTAGCTGCTTACGGTTTAGCTGAAGGTGTCGAAGATGTCTTTGAGTTTGTTGGTACTGAGAGTCAAGACTGGAAGACAAAAATGAACATAAGGGCTGCCACGGGTATGCCTGAATATACGTTAAGGATAGGTAAAGAAGGGGAAAAACAAGCAATTAGTTTAGCAGCTTTAGAACCGTTGAATACTATTTTAAGTATAACCGCTGATTTCAAAACACTTCATCACGGAACTGTGGCACAAAGAGAAGAAGCACGTAATTTAATGGAAGCAGCATCGTTAGCTATTACGAACAACATCGTAAATAAGTCTTACTATAAGAACTTAGGAGATGCTATTAAACTTGTTACCCAAGCTACAGACAGTAAAGAAGCGACCCAAAGAGAAGCATTTAAGATATTAAAAGGATTAGGAAGCACAGCTGTGCCTTCGATTGCTAATACCGCTAACTATATGTCAGACGATGTTGTGCGTGAGAATAATAATTTATTACAAGTTGTTGCTCGACGTATGAACGGTTTATCTAAACTGGTTCCTCCTATGCGTGACATCTTTGGTGACATACAAACTAGAGGTATTAAGAAAAGAAAAGTGGGGGGTCTTGCTGTGTTAGCCCCGTTTGGTACTTTCAATCAAACAGGTTCTATTAAGGAGTATGTAAAAGTTGATCCTGAGACTGGGTTTAGAACTTTAGATGTTCCTAAGATAACAAAAGCTAGTGTTAGAAAAGAGCTAAAAGATAAAGGAACAAAAGAAGTAACTAAAGAACTCCTAGAAGAAGCATATCAAGCTAAGGTAAGCGAAGCTGCTGCTGCTGTTGTAGTCGAATTAGGAGGCACACATCATTTTAATGGCGGTACTTCTATATGGGAGAAGATGGACTTAGAGGAAATCATACATCCTGAGACACAACAAAACGCTTTTGATCGCTGGCAGGAGTTATCAAATCAAGTTAAGTTAAGCACTCGCACAGGTTTGCCTTCCAAAACAGGTAAGACATTAAAGGAACAAATTGTTTTCTTAGCGAGTCGTGAAGATTTTAAAATAAGAAAAGCTCCTAAAACAACAGTACCTGAAGGTTTTGAAGAATACGACAAAAGACCTACTGCTGTTGCTGAAATATTTAGAGGTTATAGAGGAGCAGCTTTAGAGCAGCTAAAAGAAGAATATCCTATATTAATGGAACAAGTTGAATTTAAGCAGGAATTAACAGAGAAATTAGCTGAACCTGTTAGAGAAGGTGAGCTAGAAGAACGACGTGAATTAGAGAAAGCTTTACCTGGTACTGAGTTCCCTTTGGAGAGTTATAAAAAGACACAACGACCATCTAAACTAGAAGAAAGATTGATTCCTTTTAGAAACTAGCTTGAACTCCTCGCTCAATAAGTAATAATATAATATTAATCATGGCTAACACCTACGTAGACTATAACAGCGTTTCAGCCTCTGACATAACAGCAGGGTTTATTGTAACGTTTCCGTTCCTAGAAGAAATCCATATAACAGTAGAAGTTAACGGTTCTTCTCTCGCTTTAGAAAACTACTCAGTAGCTACTACTTCAGGTGTTACTCGTGTGTTTCCTACGATAGGTGTTGTTGCAGGTGACAATGTAAGAGTAAGAAGAAAGAGTCAACCTGACTTAAACCTAGTAGACTTTGAGAACGGATCGGTACTTACTGAGTCGGAATTAGATAGAGCTTATCAACATAACCGTTTCTTAGCGGAAGAGATAAGCGAGTTAAACGATCAATCACTACAACGAGTACAAGGTAGTCTTGACTTTTCTGCTCAGAATCAGAACTTAAAAGACTTAGCTGATCCTGTTGATGCTCAAGACGCTACCACCAAGAACTATGTAGACGGAGCTATAACCAGTGAAGAGTCAGCGAGGATAGCAGGATTAGCACTTAAAGTGTCTAAAGCAGGTGACTCGATGACAGGTGCTTTAGCAATGGGGGACAATAAGATAACAGGTGTAGGAAGTCCCTCTGATGTTAATGATGCTGTTAATAAGATATATGTAGACAATACTATTTCTTCTATCGTTACAGGTACAGGAGTAGTGCCAGGTTTCGATAAGTTTACAGGCAATGGAACAGATACTGACTTCTCTTTGTCTTTTACAACAAATGGTGTATCTTCAACTGTTATACTCGTAGCTATCGACGGTGCTGTTATAGACCCTAGTGATTACACTATTTCAGGAGGAGCAGATCAAATACAATTTACAACACCACCTGCTAACTTATCTGAGATACTTGTTATTGAGAGAGGCTTTAAGCCTAAAGTAGACATTCCTACAGAGTATGATTGGGGGAGCGTAACAGGTGATCCAGTAACAGCGTCTTATAACTACGGTCTTATATCATGAGTTTATCAGTACAACTAAGAAGAGGAACAGCAGCTCAAAACAGTACGTTCACTGGGTCTGCTGGTGAATTAATTTATACTACAGATACTAAGAAGTTATTTGTACACGACGGTAGTACAGCAGGTGGAGCAGAGGTAGGATCGTTAACCGCTGTTCCTGACGACTCTGTTACTTTCGCTAAGATAGAAGAGATACCTGCTAATACGATATTAGGTAATAATACTGGTAGTTCTTCTGATATAATAGAGTTAAGCGTAGCACAGACTCAGTCGTTATTAAACGTAGCTGACGGTGCGACTGCTAATGATAGTGACGCTAACTTAAAGAGCAGGGCTAACCACACAGGTACACAGGCTGCTTCTACCATATCTGACTTCGATACAGAAGTAGCTAACAACTCTGCTGTTACGGCTAATACTGCTAAGGTAGGACTTACAAACGGATCAGTAGACTCTGACAAACTATCAACAACATTAGACTTTGGATCAATCGCATAACCACATAGAACCATGCCAAACATACAAGTAAAACTTAGAAGAGGAACCACCACAGAGCACACATCTTTTGCAGGTGCTGAAGGAGAAGTAACCGTAGATACCGATTTAGATACACTAATGGTGCACACTGGAGGCTCCGCGGGAAGTGGTGTTCGTTTAGCAAAGCATAGTGAACTAAGTGGTGCGGGAAGTGGTGGTACTGTTACTGAAGTGGATAGCGGTACTGGTTTAGTTACAAGTCCTGTAGGCGGTATTACTGCAACAGGTACAATAGGTATAGCTGACGGAGGTGTTGATGCTTTACAACTAGCTACAGGTGCTGTTGAGACGGATAAGATAGAGGACTTAAATGTAACCACTGGGAAGATAGCCGACGATGCTGTTACGGCTGATAAACTAGCACATACTGCTGTTGCACCTGGTTCTTATACAAGTGCTGACATTACAGTAGACCAACAAGGACGGATTACAGCTGCTGCTAATGGTGCTGTAGGTGCAGTTTCTAAATATAGTAGCGTATGGTTTAACGACAGTGGTGCAGGATTAACTAACGGAAGTAATTATACATTTACTCACGGCCTTGGGACAAGTGAGGTAGATTTTAAAGTATATGTATCATCATCTTCCTCTGGAGCCAATCCACAGTCATTAACATTTATGTCCCAAACTTTGTCCGTAAACTACGGAGCCGTAGCAACAGATGTAACTTCTAGTAATATCACAATACAATTAGCAGCGTTGGGTTATGCCGATATCACCTCAACTGGTACTGCGTCAGTAGGGTCTTTTGCAGGTAAATACATCAAAGTCGTAGTAATAGGATAAGAGGCAATGACTGAATCACTATCCCACTTCTTAGATACTGCTCTTGGCGTAATACTTGCCGTGATTGGTTGGATGATAAAGAAACTGTCGGATCGCTTAGAGAACGACGAGAAACGCCTGACTAAGATAGAGGTTGAGTTAGCAGCACAAAGTGAAAGAGATACTGCTGTTGAGAACCGTATGAGTGGATTAGAGACTACTGTTAAAGAAATCAATAGTAAGTTAGATAGAATGATGGAGATATTAATTAAACGATAATGAGCTTATATAAAAACATGAACAGACGGAAGAAGCTAGGGATTAGCCGTAGCAAGAAGAAGTCTACCGTTACACCTCAAGCATACGCTAACATGAAGCGTGGGTTCCCTAAGAATAAGAAGTAAGGATGGCTAAACGAAGACCAGCAAAAGGTAAGGCGGTTGTTGTTAAAGTCGGAAAGCGTAACCTCTCTGTAGGTCAAGCAGGTAAAACACCTAGACCAGGAACAAAAGCAGGACACGCTTACTGTGCTCGTTCTTTAGCTATTAAAAAATGCAGCAACCCTCCTTGTGCTAACGATGTGTCTAGGGGTCGATGGGGATGTAAAGGCGACCGTTCCTACGCTTAACAGATGGCTAGACCTGCTAGAAGACCTGTAGTTCGTCCTAATCCGTTGTCGTTTCAACAGCGTACTATTTCTGCTGTGTCGTCTGCTGTTGCTACTGAGAACAAAGAGAAAGCTGACAATCTACAATCTAAAGTTACTTCACTGGAGAGCGATCCGTTTTTCGTTACGATTGACGGAGGTAGCCCTGTATTAGACGAAACTGATATATTTGACGGAGGACAAGCTGATGCCTAGTTTTACTAAACGTATACAATTAAGAAGAGGAACTGCTTCGGAATGGAGTAGTGAGAACCCTGTGTTGTTAGAAGGAGAAGTAGCTATTGAGCTAGATGCAGGTCGTAATCGTATCAAGATAGGTGACGGTACTTCTGCTTGGAATGACCTTCCTTACTTCCTAGATGCACGTGAAGAAGAGGTAGGAGACCACGACGAGTTTCTTGAAGGCTTGACAGGTGATCCGTAAACCACTAACAAGTGTCGGATTTAAACACCTAAATGAAAAGAAAATATGAGCGTATGGTATCTAATGGGACAAAGTGTCAGAAATTTATTAATCTCTCTTACGAGTACTAGCAAAGCAATCCTGGATACTGAAAGTAATATCCAAGCAAGAACAGGCGATGATTTAGGAACGATGGCGTATGCCACGGACACTAATAAATTGTATGTATTTACTGACTCAGGTTGGCAAGCCGCTCAATAGTTTTGACATCTTATAAACACTAACATAAATATAAAACACTAATGGCAAACATACTTCAACAAATCGGAACAACCGTTAAGTCGAAGCTGGATGACAAGGTAGATAAATCGGATGCAGTTACAGACTTCTTAAAGTCTATACTAGGTTTTCCTGAAGACACCGTTTCACCAGAAGTAGACACGGCAGCAAATATAACGGCTAGAACTAGCGACGACCAAGGTACTATTATGTACGGTAGCGATACCTACGACTTATATGTCTTTGACGGAAGCAACTGGCAGGTCTACAACAACAGCTAAAAATAAAACACAATGAGTGATATTACATTAATTGATGATAGCGAGCAGTCTTCGCTAGTAACTAATGGGATCGTCAAGAATGGCGAACTCTATTTAAAGAAAGCAGGGAGTACCAGTGCTGGTGCTATTGTTGCTTATGATAACGGAGTGTGGAGAACGTTTGCTAATGAAGCAGTAAGTTTTCAGAACCAATATAGCATAGACTTTGACGGTACTAATTCATGGGTTGATATTGGGGACATAAGTTCTCTTACAGCAAGTCAGGCGAACCTCAGCTTATCTTATTGGATCAACGAGACTAGCAGTACAGCCCATCAAGGTCACTTAGGTAATGAATCAGGTCTTACAGGAGCAATTGGTTTCTTTAGCGCGTATTATTATTATGGGCATTGGAAGACAGGAGCAGAAGTGCAAATAGTTAATCCAAGACCTACTACGGGTGTATGGCATAATATAATCGTTACCATGAATAACTCCTACATTAAAGTTTTTGTGGACAAGGTTCTTAAATATTACGACACGACAAGTGGTTCTACAAGTAGTTCGCTGTATAATGATTTTAATATAGGAAAAGAGCGAAATAATGTCTACGGGCGTAATAAAATTGATGAAGTAGCTTTCTTTCAAAGCACATTATCAGATGGTGGTGTAACCTCAACAGGCTCAACCGCAACAGGCGATGTTTCTGATATTTACAATGGTGGAGTGCCTGCCGACTTAACTTCATATTCACCTGTCGGCTATTGGAGAATGGGAGACAACGACTCTGGAAGCGGAACAACTATTACTGACCAAGGCGTTGACTCTAACGGTGATCCTAGCGGTAACGACGGTACGCTTGCCAATAGTCCTACCTTCTCTTCAGACGTTCCTTCTTAATAAACTTAATAAATATGAGCGATAGACAATACGTAATTCTAACTGCTGATGAAGTAAGTACCGTCAACTTTGACGATGTACTTGAAACTTCAGTAGACACACTAAGGTACAATGTAGCGGGGGATGAAACCTTTGTTAAATATGAAGGGGCTAAACCTCGTTGCTTGTACGGTAAAGACACTCTCAGCCACTCAGCTATGCTTACGGTATTAGCAGACGAAGCTTGGACACAACCTATGGAGGAAGAATAAGACATCATGGCTAAATTAAATACAGTCACATCAGGAACCCGTCCTGCGTCGCCAGCTGCTGGTGAAACATACTTTGAGACGGACACTAATAAAGTTATCATTTGGGACGGTTCTGCTTGGACGGAGATTGTTTCCGACGGTACTGCTTAATTTTAACATCAACAACAATAACAACTATAGTTAAATACTAATATGCCAGATACATCATCTATATTCTATCAAATTGGTCAATCGACCAAGAGTGCTATTGCAGTAGAAGAAACACGTGCGTTAGCTGCCGAAGCTACACTTCAGTCGAACATCGACAGCGAAGCTTCCAGTCGTGCAAGTGCTGATACTACCCTGCAATCTAACATCACTGCTGAGGCTTCAAGCCGAGCATCTGCTGACAGTACCTTACAAGGTAACATCGACTCAGAAGCAAGTAGCAGAACATCCGCTGACTCCGCTATCCAATCCGAACTTGACGCTACTCAAAGTGGTGCTGGTCTAGGTGTTGGTGGTTCGTACTCAGCTAATGCTTCTACTAACTACATCACTTCTGCTGGTTCTTTGGTCGCAGCTGATGAAGCTCTTGACGGACAGATCAAAACTAACGCTGACGCTATCTCTTCTGAAGCAAGTACTCGTGCATCTGCCGATACAACTCTTCAGTCGAACATTACTAGTGAAGCTTCCTCAAGAGCCAGTGCTGACTCGACTTTACAGAGCAACATTGATTCTGAAGAGACTGCACGTCAAGCTGCTGATTCTACTCTTCAAACTAACATTGACGACGAAGAAACTGCCAGGACTTCTGCTGATACGACTTTACAGTCCAATATCGACAGCGAAGAAACTGCTCGTATCGCTGCTGTTAGTGGTGAAGCTACTGCTAGAGCGTCTGCTGACACGACTCTTCAATCGAATATCACTTCTGAAGCTTCAACTGCTCGTGCAGCTGAGTCCGCTCTTGATGTTGCTAAAGCTAACCTTAGTGGTGCTTCCTTCACAGGAGACGTAAGTGGAACCAATCTTGTACTTAGCGGTAACTTAACCGTTCAAGGCACGACTACTTCCCTTGAAACCACCAACTCCCAAGTTAAAGATGCTATCATGCTTCTCAATGACGGAGCAGGTTCAAGTGCTAACAACGGTAACGACGCCGGGTTTATCATTGAGCGTGGTTCTTCCGACGACGGAAACATCGCTGCAGTATACGACGAAGGATTAGACAAGTTCGCTTTCTACAAAACTTCAGCTTCTGCTACTTCTACTGACATCACTGGAGACGACTCGTCTGCTGAATTGATCGACGTTAAAGCTAACGACGTTGTTCTTGGAGACGGAAACAATCTTGGATCATTGGCTGACTTTACAGCTGCAATGGCCTAACACCAGTTTGCTATATGAGTTCGAAAAGTAAGAAGAAGGATACAGTCGCTTTAACTTTTCGTCTCGCAAGCTCGCAAAAGAAGGAGGTAGCTAAGGTCGCCAATACGCTCGGCCTTAGCTCCTCCGCTCTTCTGCAATCGTGGGTTACCCGTATACTCAACAACATGAACGGACGAGGCGACCACGACCAACTGCTGAGAGACTAAAATTATATGAAAGATCACGTAGAAGGAGCTAAACTTGCTGACGGGTTAACAAAACTATGTTCAGCATCTATTGATTTTATGAAGTCTATGGAGGAGTATAATCCTTCGTTGATGAATATGATTAGACAGTACTTAAAGGATAACAATGTAACTGTTGATAACCGTAGCGGTACTGCTTTGGATCAACTAGGTACTGACTTCAATACGTTACCTTTTAACGAAGAACAAGAAACACCTATAGAGAAACAGCTTTAACTTGCTCTTCCCTACACACCCTTAGAGTCGTCACTGCATTAGTCGGGGACGGCTCTTTTACTTTACAATATGAAGAAACACCAAGAGATACCTGAGAGTCTTAAAGACTTCCGTAACTTCCTGTACATCGTATGGAAACATCTTAACCTTCCTGATCCTACTGAATTACAGTACGACATAGCTGACTATATGCAGCACGGTCCTAAGCGGTCGTTAATCATGGCGTTTCGTGGAGTAGGTAAGTCGTGGGTTTGTAGTGCATATGTAGTACATCAACTCCTACTCAACCCTAGTAAGAACATACTTGTTGTATCTGCCAGCAAGAATCGTGCCGATGACTTCTCTACTTTCACTCTACGGATCATCCAGGAGATACCTATACTACATCACCTAAAACCTACAGAGAACCAACGATTCAGTAAGATAGCCTTTGATGTCGGACCCAGTCCTGCTTCTCACGCTCCCTCTGTTAAATCTCTAGGTATCTCCTCACAGTTAACAGGTAGTCGTGCTGACATCATCGTTGCTGACGACGTAGAAGTACCTAACAACTCTGCTACTCAAGGTATGCGGGATAAGCTAGATGAACAAGTAAAAGAGTTCGAAGCTATCCTTAAACCCTTAGACACCTCTCGTATCCTCTTCCTGGGTACTCCTCAATGTGAAGACTCTATATACAACAAACTGCGAGACAGGGGCTACAACGCACGTATATGGCCTTCTGAGTATCCTAATGAGATAGAAGTCGATGCGAACTACGGAGGCGATCTAGCACCTCTCCTGAGTAATAAAATCGATGAAGCTACTGTCGGTACAACTACAGAACCTACTCGCTTCACTAATATGGACCTTGAGGAGCGTAAGATGTCGTACGGTCGTACTGGGTACGCTCTACAGTTCATGCTTAATCCTAAGCTCTCTGATGCTGATAGATACCCTCTGAAGATCAACGACCTTATCATATTAGATGTAGATGTTGATACGGCTCCTGAGAAGGTACTGTGGTCCTCTGATAACGATCTAGCTGATAAGACACTGCCTAATGTAGGTTTGAGTGGTGACCGCTTTAAACGACCCTTTAAGACTATCGGTGAGAACGTACCTTATAGTGGCTCTGTTCTATCTATTGACCCGTCAGGACGAGGTAAGGATGAAACAGGGTACGCTGTTGTCAAGATGCTTAACGGTCAGTTGTTCGTTCCTAGTGTCGGTGGTATTAAAGGTGGGTACGATGAAGTAACTCTTAAACGACTGGTCGCTATCGCTAAGGATAACAAAGTTAACAAAGTAGTTATAGAGTCTAACTTTGGTGACGGTATGTTTATGGAACTGATTAAACCTCTGTTTCGTACCTCTTACCCTGTAACAATAGAAGAAGTAAGACATAACAAACAGAAGGAGCTTAGAATCGTAGACACGTTAGAACCTGTGTTAAACAGTCATAGACTTATCTTTGATCCTTCTTGTGTTACTGACGACTATAAGAGTGCTCTTAGCTACCCTATAGAACAACAGACTAAATATATGCTGTTCTATCAGTTAACCAGGATAACAAGAGATAGAGGTAGCTTGGCTCATGATGACCGTCTTGATGCTCTATCAATCGCTGTTGGTTATTGGGTGCAGCAAATGGCTGCTGATGTAGACCAAAGTATGGTTGATAGAAAACAAGAACTGTTACAACAAGAGTTAACAAAGTTTACTGACTCTTTCTATAAGAGAAGTAGTAGAAGTAAAGCTATACTCTGGACTTAGGTAGTCGTTAACACTCCTACTCCTAACAAAGCTGTTATTACTGTATATAAAGTGTTTTCTTACTTAGTGTAGATACAGTTATAAGTTATATATAGCTGACGATAAAACTGCTACTACTCCTACTGGTTTATATGTGTAAACACATCTCCCCTTTTTAAAAGCTTTGTTTAAAGAACGTTATAACTTTAGTTTTCGAAAGAACGAAGTATGAGAAAGCTACAACAACTTTTGAGTAGGAGTAGTTTAAAGCGTCTACTACTTACTGCTGTTAATATTACTATGTATGTTATTCGCTAAAGCGACGTCTAACTAGGCGTTAGGGCCATTATAGCATTTATGAACCATTACAGGTTTGTTGTAAAGCCTAAAGTTCTAAGTAGCTGTTTGTTAATAAGTTATAACATGGGACATTTTGTCACACCTAATTTAAAGCAAGAGCCTTTACTTGTTAAACATCTTTAGGTAGAGTAGTAAGCAAGTATGAATAACAACGACCAAACAGACTCTTTTATGTTCGACTTGGACAACTTAATCAGGAGATACCAGCAGGAGTTCGATCTTAACGACCAGACAATAGTAGGCTCGTTGGAGTTCGCTAAACTGACCGTTTTGACTGACGCTGAGATACTATTCAGTGCCGAAGACATGGACGATGAAGACGATCTAATCAGTCCTAACTTTTAAGATTAGTCGAAAAAATCTGAAGGGCTTACGCTATATACGCAAACATAAATTTACCCCTTGGCTACCCTACTTTTTTTCTATGGGGGGGCAGGTGTTTTTGTATGCGATTTATGACAACTTGTTAGATATAGTACATTTTAGCACTGATTTATAACCTATGTACTAGAAAAGAGTTCGTCAAATATGTATTATGTCTAATCGCTTAAGGCTTTTAGAAGGTAAACAGATGTTTTGCTTATTGCAACTTACTTGCATTAACAGGGTTCGCATATCAACAGATCAACAGGCTGAATTGCGTCACTTGACCTGTTGACATCTTGACGTCATGACATCATTTACTTGTATATTTGATATTTCGAGCCGTCTTCAAAACGATCAATAACGATCAATAACGATCACAAACGATCATTGGCTTTTTGTTGCTTGTTTTCGCTTTAAATCGTTTTGCTTACAATTATCTAAAAGTCTATTGAATATTCCTATTACTTGTTAATCAGCTACTTACAACACAATTAAAAAGTTTTTATTTACAAGCTTGTCAAATTGTGGCTTAAAGAGTCTATTCACATTATTACTAACTCAATAACTATTATGAAAAACGACAATACATATAACGGCTGGACAAACTATGAAACATGGAGAGTTAATTTAGAGCTATTCGATGGAGACGGTGAAAGCTGGGCTTATGGATCATCTGATGGTATGCGTGAATTTGCAGAGGAATTGATCGAGCAAAGTACTGATGAAGGCATCGGTAGAGATTACGCTTTAGCTTTCCTTCAAAATGTCGACTGGCAAGAAATAGCAGAACACTATCAACAAGATGAAGAGGAGGTGGCATAATATGAAGGGAGTAACATATAAAGGTGAAGGTTGGTCTGATGTATGGGTTTACGATTGCGGTTGGCAAATTAAAGGCTCACATCCTTATCGAATGGTATTCTTTGGTGATCAGATGTTAAACCAACCAATAGGTATTTTAGATTTTTACAAAGAAACTGGCATTTTACCACCCAAAACCAACTAATAAAACAATATGAAAAATATCGATCAATCCTTGTTGAAGTTTGCAAAGGCTCAACAGCCGATAGCAGATCCGTTCGAAACAACTAGTAAGAAACAATTAGCACTTGTGATACTCTTATCACCTATTGTCGCTTTAGGTGGGTGGGTATTGCTATTAATCCTTTGTATGAAAGAAGGGAACTAAGAACATCATGAATTATCCAATCAATAACATACCTGACTTCTATAAAGACTTTATCATTGGCTATAAGATT